TTAATAACAGTTCCTGTTCCTGCTGCTGCGATTGCTCCTGCGATTGTTGCTTTTGCGTCTCCAAGTTTTCTTCCTGTGTTTGTATCACTTCCATCTTTCGTAACATAAAGAATATTTGTAACTGTTGTACCGGCACCAAGTCTTACAACATCAGTTCCTATACCACTTCTTTCTCTTGTAGTATAAAGTTCTGCATCATAAGTATTAAGTGCCAATTCGCCTAACTGTAAATCTGCAACTACCGGTTTCTTGCCCGGTATCGCAGACCTTTTAATTCTAAAAGGAGTTGCCATTGATATTCATTCTCGGTATATACCATTAAAAACAGAACTTATATAAGTCCTTTTGTTTATTTATAAATCTTCTTCTTGAATAACAATTTGAAGTGCTTCAATAGCTCCTTGATGACGAATAAACTGTTCTTTTTTAATATTAAAATCTCTTTCAAGATCCAAAAGTTCTTGTTGTAGTTTTGATGATTTTTCAATCAAAGTATCAAGCATTTCTTGTGGTTTCATATGTATATAAAATAACTATGATTTTATTTAGGATTGTTGGTCTTGGGTCTTTTTCATAATCTCATCAAACTTTTCATTCATCCACGTTTCTTCATTTTCTTTCCATTTTCCTACAGGACAACTATCTAATGCAAATGATACTTTAGCAGGAAGAAAGCACCCACAATGTTTGCATTTAGTTTGAGTATCATCATACCATTCACAAGTTTTACAAGTTTCTAACCTTTGTGCTTGTACTTCGGCAGAAACTATAAGTCCTCCACCTTGAAGTGCATTTTTAATCAAATCAAAACTAAACTTAGCTAAGTTTTTTCCTTGTTCTGGTAAAGAAGGATATTGATTTTCAGTCATTATAACATTTTAAAGTTCGTTTTATTTATTATCAGTTAGTTGTTGCTTGTTCTCCTATATTTTTTGTTCTTCCACCTACTGTTCCACCAACACCTCCATTTAAATTATCAATTCCGTTAATATAATATCCAACAAGTCCTCTTATTCCAACTGGAAGTTCTCCGGCAAGTCCGCCAGAACCACTACCTACATTTCCGGATGCTCCAGTATCACCAGTATTTCCTTGTGACCCATTAGAACCATCGGCACCAAGACCTCCGCCAGTTCCACCAGTCCCACCGGTTCCCCCATTTCCACCGGTTCCGGCATTTGTACCTCCAGCAGCACCAGCAGCACCAGCAGCACCAGCAGCACCACCCGCAGCACTTTGGGCATATCCTTGTCCTACACCACCATTACCACCATTTCCGCCTTCTCCTCCGTTTCCTCCTGTTGTACTTTCTGTAGCATATTCATTATTTGGGCAACCTTGCTGACTACCACAACATTGTGCGCTGTAAGCATTACAAGCTGCCGTTCTTCCAGGACTTGGAGCGCCAAAAAAGCACAAATTAAAATAGCTAGTGCATGTTCCTGCATTTGGAAAAGATTGACTAGCCAAATAAGTATTACTACCAGAACCACCTTGACCGCCAGTACCACCTTTGGTTCCAGCACCGCCGCCACCGCCGCCAGCATAAATGCTTCCATTATTTGTAATACTTACCGTACCACCAGTTCCTTTATTATTAATAATAATAGCATTTCCGCCCTTTCCGCCATTTCCGCCATTTGCTACTCCACCAAGACCACCAGCACCTTGAATGGAACCATTATTTTCTAATACAAAAGCACCAACAACTCCAGCCGTAATGCTAAGTGCTGCTGCACTAGGATTGGTTGAACCAACCACAACACCACCATTAATTACTAATCTCTTTCTTACACTTCTTGTCCAATCAGTTGACCCAAAATAACTTTGAGCATCTGCATTTGTTGTATTTGAAGTAATATATTTTACGATTTCTGGTTCTTCTGGTACTGTTATAGGACCACCAACAGTAACTAAGGATGCAAATGCTGTCTGTCCTTCTAAACCACCTACCGTAATCTCATAATTTTTAGTAAGATAAAGGGCTCCAGTACTAACACTTCCGCTTAGATTATTTCCAGCAAAATTATCAGTAGAACTATTCACACTTGTAGCATTACTAGAACTCCACCTCAAAGTCGTTGAACCACCATATGCAACACTATAACTATCAGCAGTTAATGATACTGTTGGTACTGGTGGTGCATCTACATTTATCGTCACACTCGAAGTTGCAGTTTGACCTTCAAGACCACCAACAACAATCGTATAAGTTTTTGACTGTGTAAGATTACCAGTACTAACATTATTTCCGCTTAGATTACTTCCAGCAAAATTATCAGTAGAACTATTCACACTTGTAGCATTACTAGAACTCCAAGATAATGTTGTTGAACTATTATAAGCAATACTATTACTACCAGAACTTAATGATACACTTGGTGCTGGTGGTGGATTTATATTTACTGTTACCGTATTTGATGTGACTGTTGCTGGTGGTGAATATAATGTATTTGCAGTTGCTGTAAATGATCTAGAACCACCACTAGCACCTCCATTTAAATTTCCAGTAGATCTACTACCACTTGCATCATTAACATTTCCAATATTAGTAATATTAATTGGACCACTAATATTTTGCGAAGTCCAACTAATCGTTGATGCTGTATTATAATCCACCGTACCTGGACTTGCACTTAAAGTAATAGTTGCAGTATAAGTTCTAGATGTAATACTCCAAGTATCACTTACAGTTGATGTAACAGGACTTGCTAAATTTGTAGTATCAGTTCCAGTTACACTAAATGTAGTAGAAACTGTTTGTGCATTTCCTCCTGCATTCATACGCAACTGTATCTGGTCTCCATTTAGAACTGAAAAATTTCCAGTTCCATAAACTCTTACAACTGCGCCATCTCTTATAACTTTAAATTGAGCGCTATTTCCACTAATACTTGCAGTTCCAATATCATTTGTTCTTGGTGTTTGCCCAGAAGGAACATTAGACATTCCACTCAAAGTTATTACATTACTTTCTACATTAGTTCTAAATGGTGGATCTACATCTGTTTGATCGGTAAAACTAAATGCATTAGGTATTCCATCTTCTGGGCGATTTCTTGTAAGAATAGTATAAGCATCACTTCGTTTTCCAACAGTTAATGATACAGTATAAGTTGTTTCATAGTCAGTTGGTGTAAATTTAATTGATATTGATTGATTGTTTTTTACATATTGTGGTGTAGAAGTATATGCACTTCCATTTACAGATATTGTAGCACCAGAACTTGGTGTTACTTTTGCTTTATAGTTAATACCAGTAATTGTAGTTGTTCTTGTGATTTCTGCATCTATTTCTACATCTGTAACATCTGCACCAATTGAAAACACATCAGGAAGTGTATCAATATTTCCTCTATAAGAATAATAAGAAACTAAACCAGTAGAACCTAAAAGTGGAGACATTTAGTATCAAGCCTTATATTGTGATTGTGATGCAATTACAGTAAATGTAGCACTAGCAGTTTTTATAATCACATAGGTATAAACATCAATACCATTTATATTTCCAGATGTTGGTGTGACTTCACCATACCATTTTGGCGTGACTGCATTTCCATCTATTGTAATTGCTGTATTATAATATGCAGTTGACCCTTGTGTAGTTAAGATTGCAACAGTAATTGACTCTCCTACTGAAAGGAATGTATTTAACGAAGTAGAAGAATTTGCACGGAAATTAAATGTAAAATTTCCTGATGTATTTGCAGTATAAAGATAAACATTATTTGCAATTAAATCAATATTATTAGAACCAGTAAGAGCAGAAGCACTTATAGTTACACCTTCAGTCAATCCATTTGCTTTAATGGATGAAGTAATTCTATTTGCTGTAAAGTCACCAGAAGCATCACGAGCAACTAATGTACTTCCAGTATTAGAACTTGTAGCATTTGTTGCAATCGTAACCGCAGTAGAACCATTATAAGAAGTTCCAGACAAATATGTCCCAAATGTTAATGTTGCAAGATTACTTCCAAGTGAAATACCAGAAATCGTAGGAGTTGCTAGATTTGCATTTGTAATACCAGCAGATCCAGAAAGATTAGTATTCGTGAGACCTGTGATAGTATTAGTAGAAGCAGCAATTGATTTATTTGTTAAAATATCTGTTGTATTTTTTGTAACTAATGTATCTGAAACTGCAACTGTCGGTAATGTTAAAATTCCTCCTGCAACAGCTTCGGAACGAAGAGTGGTAACACCAGAGGTGGCACCACTAAATCCTGCCCCAATTATTGGACCAAATTTTGCAGTAGTAATACCAGTTACATTTAAATTGCTGGTAGTAGTCATACCAACAACATTTAAATTTCCAATTGATGAAATACCAATATTTAATTGACCGGCAAAAGTAGAAAGACCAGTAAATGTAGAATTAAATGAACTTTGAACTGTTAGTTTTGCATTTGTAAATGTTGCCGCAGTACCAATTACTTCTAAATTATAAAGTTGTGAAATACCTTGTGCGTGTCTTTGTGTATAAGCAGTTGCAATTCCACCACTTGCATTTGTTCCAGGAAAAAATGCATCATTATAAATTGTAATACCTTCAAATGCAAGATTTGAAAAAGTTTGTTGTGCTGCAAATGTTACATTTCCAGTCACATAAAGATCTTTAACTAATGCTTGCCCATTCACTTCAAAAAGTTGAGTACCATTAAAAACTGATGTTGTTTCACCAATTCCCAATTTATCCATTCTATAGTAACCCAAATCCTTTTGAGAACTGATTACTCCAAATCTTCTCCAATCTCCATTAATATAAATGTGACCAAGATAACCACCTAGTTGTGGTGTTCCAGATAATGAAATATCACCAGTACGAGCACCAGGAATATCAGCAGTAGTTGGTGTAGAAATACCAACGGTAATTAATTTTGATTGTGCCGTATTTCCCTTAATGTATAAGTTTTTAACTTCAACACCAGCAGCAGCAGTACTTGTAACTTTTTGTGTAAAATTAACTGGACCATAAAATTGTGAAGTTTGATTATTATTTTCTCCACCCTCTACCGTAATACGATCTCTTACTACCAAATCATCATATATACCACTTAATCTTTTTGTGCTATCTGTATTTGCATCATCGCCAGTATATGTAAATACAGGTGCATCAAATACTTCTTCTTCGCCAGTTACAGAAACAAGTTTTTTTGCACCAGAATAAAATTCACCATTATCATTCATTCCAGTATAAACAATTGTTCCGCCATCTTGTTCTCTAGCTTGCGAAGCAATAACTTCATCTCCACTTAATATTCTATCTTGCTTTTGAGGCATACCAGTTGAATAGTTACCTGGACCAAATCCAAGATACTCAAATGTATGACCTGATGCACGAAGATAAGACGGACGATGAAATTGAATTGGAATTACTCTTATTTTCTTTGCAAGTGTTCCGTTATCATATGCAGCAGCAATTGTACCAAACTGACCACGAAGTACATTAGTACAAGCATCATTTTGTATACGCAAAACTTCTGCATTAATTTGCAAATAATCTCCTTTCGAAAATCCACCAATAGATGCAAGAGTAATGGATGTATCAGAAGCACTTAATGCGACAGAAATTGTAGTGCTAATACCTGCATAAATGTAAGATATACGTCCTGCAAGATTAATTTCTCCTTCACCAATAGAAAGAGCATTTGCTGCAATTCCTTGTCTTAGTACATATCCATTACCATTATATACTTCTGTTGATGTTAAATTACCAACATTAAATGTAAATGTATTAATTCCTACAACTTCTTTAACTGTAAATGAACTATCAAAAATAGTTTTTCCAGTACCAACAATTGAAAACTTATTTCCAACAATAAGACCGTGAGAACTTGTTGTAGTAACAGTTGTAATACCAGTTCTAATATCAGCAAAAATTAAATTTGATATTGAAGAACCTTTACCTACAACAGATACAAAAGGTGATTTTCCGTCTGTTCTAGATACAAATGCTGTTACATTATTTGGATTATAAACAGTAATTGATTTTGCATTAGGAACCGCAGTAATTCTAAACACACCATTATATCCTTCACTTGCAAATCCTACAACTTGTAATGCATCATTTACATTATTGTTTATGGAAGTTACAGATACAATTCCAAGAGTAGTTCCTCCTGATACCGTCATCGTATTTCCAACACCATAAGCAGCACCACCATCTACAATTTCAACTGCTGAAATTCCACCACCACCACCTAAAGTTGCTTTTACCGAACCATTTTTTCCTACAATTGAAACATTTACAAGTTCGGCAGAATAAAGAGTAGTAGATCCATAACCAGAACCACCACTAGTTAATGATATAGTTTTAATTGAATTTAGATTATGTTCTCTATCTGTAAAGAACGTAACCGCAGTTCCACTTGCAATTGCTCCTGTAATTGCATATCCAACAGTATTTTCTTTTAAAAATGTATTAATTGCTTCTTTTGTAACTGAATTTCTTTTATCATCAACATTTACAGTACCAAGAGGTTTAACATTTCCATAAGAAGATGTTTCATTTGGATCAGAGTTATAATTATCACGATCCATTTGAGGATAAAGATTTCTTACATCCTGATTGAAATTTTTAAGACTAATACCATATCCAACATTTGCAAGTGATGGCGAAACATCCGAGCTCATCACAGTTAAATGATAAATTCCATCCTGACCGGAAATAGAAGAACCAGGAATATGCTTTTTGATTTCGTCTATTCGGTAAACGAAGAATGTATTTTCGTATCTTTCACGATAAACTCTTGGAAGTGCAGCAACTTGTTGATTTGTTGTTCTTTGATTTGTAATATTTGTAAATGATCCAGGATCTGTAGAAATTCCAGCAATTGCAAAAGTTTTTGAACCTGGAATTGACGAAATCTTAAATGAACCATTATAAACAGAAGAAGCAGTTCCAACTGGATTATTGCTACTTTTGATATTTTGTATTTTTACAATATCACCAGTTTTAAAATTATGTGGAAGTTCGGTTGTAATGGTGATTGTATTTGAAGAATATGAAGCATTCGTAATAATCTTTGGATTTCTTAAATCCAAAGGACTAGAAAGACCACCAGTTAAAATACTTGCACTTCCAATTCCAGTTGTACTGGTTTCTTGAATAATATATCCAGCAACAGGAGGACGAGCATTTGTTGCTTCTTTTGGTATCACATACCGCATCTTATAAACACGATCCGAAAGAGAACGATTATCTAATTTTCTTTTGATAAATGTAGAACCACTTTCTAATCCAAGACCAGTTGTACCAAGACCTACAATTATAGAATAAATTGTATTATCTTGTGTAGAAGAACTATTAATATACCAAGATGATACTGCCGTATCATATTGAATTGGATATCCAACTTCTCCTGGTTGTTTATCTGTTGCCGAACTAACTATTCTTAAATTTCCGCCAAGATTATTAATTCCACTAATTGTTCTTGGTGTTGCAGCAATTGCATCATTATATGTTGGAGAAATTTTAATTCCATTTGCTGATCCAGTTGTACTTACATAATAAACTTTATTTAATTCAATATTATTTGGTGCTTCTGCATTATCACTAAAAACTCTAATCTTTTCTCCATTATAAAATTTATGATTACTAGTTAATGTAAAAATATTATTTGAAATGCTATTAATTCCTGCATTTCTTCCAACAACAAAAACTTTTTTAGAACTAAATGTAGTTCCATCAGGTGATTGCATTAAAATTGGAGCAGAATATGCCGAAAGTGAAGTACCCACAGTTACAGGTAAATTCAGCATATCTCCTTGCTTTGCGCCAACACGATAACTATCAATTTGATGAGGTGGAGCAATTTCTCGGTTTTTATATCCAAACAAATATAAACGAGAAGGATTTGCGACTGATATTGTTTGTTCTACATCTAATGATAACCAAGTGCTTTCGGTTTCTGCTGTAGTGACTTCCCTTGGTGGAATAATGTGTGTAATATAACCTTTATTGTCCCTATCAAAAGAATCAACACGAAATCCAACCGACTCTAATGATATTGCGCCAAAGTTGGAATTTGAGTTTGTGATAGACATATCGCCACCACTTTCGGCAACAAAATGTCTTGCAAATCCAATTGCAAATACAGAAACTACCTGTATAATTGCACCATTTGATGCCCTGATATGATAGTTTTCAAATGATGGTTTATATATTGAATAAGAATGAGTATGTAATGGTGAATACTCCGATTCATCATTATTTTTAAATGACTTGCTACTATAATCATATTCAATATATGCATTATCATCTTTCTGTAATGATATACCAGTATATTGAGCAACAACCATAGATTTAAATCCAGTAGCTTTGCTACCATCCGCCCACATTCCACACATTCCATAAACTGATCTTAAAGAACAGTTAAAAATATAAGGAGATGCAGAAGATACACTATCAACTTCTACAATAATTTGAGAATTTTGTAATTGTGTATTTGGATCTGGTAAAGGAACTACCGGAGAACTTGTTGCATTATATGTAAATGTTGTAAGTCCAACAACATCTTTTACCGTAAAAGATCCATTATAAACACCAGTATCTATTCCAACACCACTTACCAAAAATGGAGTATCAGCATATAAACCGTGTTCTGTAGATGTATCTACCGTAATTATTTGCGATGAGGTATTTCCATCACCAGCACGAATACTTGTAATACCAATCGCATTTGCATTTAAGTTACCAACAATACGATATTCGTCTACTGATGGTTCAAAATCATTACCAGTTGGATAATCCGCAAGTGGTCTTCCTGATGCAGTTCCATACATCAAAGCCAATTTATAATAATACATTTGAAGGTCAGTTAGACCCGTTCCAGTAGATCCTATTTTGACTTCGTTTACACCATCAGCATATGCAAATGCTGTTAACTTATGATGTGAAAAAGTAGGAACAAATGATGTATTATTATAATTTTTATAAACACTTCGGTTTACATCACCATCAAAAAATGTAAATGTACTAAAATAACAAGTACCAGTTACATTAAAAATAGAAGAATTATCAATATAATCATCTAATGGATCTGGAATAAAAAGTGGACGGATTTTTGTTTTTCTTAAATCTAATCCAATAATTGAGGTGCCACGAGATATAATGATACCACCAGAAGAAGAATTTGCCTTATAAAGGTCATTTGAAGTACTAAAAATATCTGTATTGAATGAAGACCCCAGTTCAGTAATTGATGCACCACTCGTAGTCCAAGTTGCACCAGAACCCGAACCAGTTCTTTGATAAAGAACCGCACTTGAATTTAAAACATATCCAGGACGATTATCAATATAATGTGTGCCTGGATATACAAGAATTGTAGTCTTATCAATCTTATCATTATTTCTTCCTGATTGATAAGAAAATCTTGCAGACTCAATTAATGCTCTTTGAATTGTTTTGAAAGGTCTCGTTAACGAATTGCCTTTATTCTCATAACTATCAGTTGCATCAAAATCTGATGGATTTACATAAAGAATATTTCCTTCAGCATTCTTTAGGAAGTTTTCTAATCTTGATAACGGCATCGTTTATAAACACAGATATTTCTTCTGTCTTATTTAGACACTATATATTTTTTTATATTATCTTACAAGTTCACCACGAAGTTCAGCAAGTTTTGCAGTTGCAAGTGACTCCACACAAGTCCAATAAAGTTCACCACTTACAATATTCTCATCTGCAAAATGTTCTGCTACATCTTCTTGCAGTTCTTGAAGTTCGGCCAAAACGTCTCGGGTAATCATCATAATGGTTTGGAAGGGTCGTCTTACCCATCCATCATAGCACGGACTGGGTGTGGTGTCAAGGAGAAGGGGTAGGCTCATGTTAATCCGCTCCCTGAGATAATCCAAGATGTGGATGTAACCTTAATGCAAATTGCAGAGCCATATTGTGCTAATGTGCGCGAACCTGTGGTGCCAGCAGAAGATAAAATTAGAGTATCAGTTGTTATTGCAATCGTAACTGCTGCTGCTGCCATATTGATAAAAGAAATTGCTGTCCCAATTGGGTAAGCGACAGAACTATTGGCAGGAATAGTAAATGTTCTTGCATTATTATCGCTAACTGGGTGGAATATATGCTTCCCATTATCAGCAAGCACTAATGTATATGCGCCTGATTGACTGTTTTGTGGGATATTCCTAAATCCAACCGCATCTGTACCATCTACTGTACAATTAGTTAAAGTTCCAGAAGAAGGAGTTCCTAATGCTGGAGTTACTAGAGTTGGCGAAGTGGCAAATACATTAGCACCAGAACCAGTTTCATCAGTTAATGCTGTTGCTAATTGTGCTGATGTAAAGGAACCCAATACTGCCGCATTACCAACAGAGGTTACGTGTCCTGTTAAGTTTGCATTAGTCGTCACATTTGTTGCTATTCCAGCATTATCAGCATAAGTTGCTATACCTGATGAAGCAGCATAGGTAGCAATACCAGAACTCGTAGCATAAGTGCTTATTCCAGCATTATTAGCATAGGTAGCAATACCTGATGAAGCAGCATAGGTAGCAATACCAGAACTCGTAGCATAAGTGCTTATTCCAGCATTATTAGCATAGGTAGCAATACCACTAGAAGTCGCAAAAGAAACTGAATTTGCACCAGAAATAGTAGAAATACCAGACGAAAAAGTAACACTTAAATTATTTCCAAAATTAACAGTTCTTGCTGTACCAACTAATATATTATCATCTTTGATATCAATTCCAGATCCAGTTGCAGTAACATTAGATAATCCCGAACCATTTCCAGAAAAAACACCAGCACTTAAAGTTCCTGTTGATGGATTATAAGAAAGTCCATTATTTGCATAAGGTGATCTAAATTCTTCTATTGTTTCATTTAATAAAATATAATATGGTTGATTTGCAGTTGTTCCAATACCAACTTTTACTAAATCTGGATATTCTCTTAAAAATAAAGAAAGGTCCTCACCGAACAACTCAGTTGATGTGGTAATGCCAGTAATTCTATTTCTAAGAAGTATGCTCATGAGAAGTATTGATTATAAGTAGGATTATTTAAAACAAATCTAACTGCATCAATTTCGGTTTTTCTTTTATTTAATTCTTCTTCTGCAAAATTATAAGAATATCGTTGAACATAAGATTTTTTCGTTTCAACTTTAATCGAATTTGATCCTACTATAATTGCATCTCTTTGACTTCTAAGTGTAACTATATCTGCTTTTAGAGCATCAACTTGTGCTCCATAAGCAGCACAAGATGTTGGACAAGTACTTGTTTGTGTAGTATCAATATTTGGTATAAATTCACTTCCAATTCCAGAACTTGCAACAATATAAGTATCAATACCAATTCCAAGAATAGGTGAACCAACATCATTAACTATAAAAGATGCACCAGGGAAAAAAGGAATATTTAAACTATCATTTACCGCATAACCAGATCCACCATTATTTACAATTACATTTGCAACAGTTCCACCAACAGTAACTATTACATCTGCTTTTGCTCCACTACCACTACCACCCAATAAAGATCTTCCAAAATAAGATGTAATATTAGTTGCACCAATACCAGAACCAACATTACCTATAACTAATTCTAGAATAGAATTTTGATCTGCACCTACTACAAAAGTAGTAGAACCAATTCCAGAAGTAAAAGAAGTAGAACCATCAGTTCCATCAAGTTTTGCAAATGGATCAAATCCAGAATAAGATGTGTTTTCTGCATTTATACGATGTGCCTTTGCTTGTTCGTAATAATAAGTAGTACCAACTGATACTAGATTGCTATTTTCATCTGTTATATAAGTCCCACAACCACAAGCAGTAGCAATACCAGATACGATTGAAATGTCATATATTTTTTTATTAATATCTACGGTAAGTTCTGCAATTCTTTCATCTAATTGTGATAATGGTGTTATAAGTTCACTAAGTGAAGATTGAACTGGTGATTTAATTTCACCAAGTGATACAATTTGATTTTGTATTAAATTCAGTTCTTCGTCATATTTTTGATTTAATGTTTGTCTAGTCATACTTCTTCTCCTTCATATTCAATAGTTAGGGGTGAAATATCTTTTCTTGTTGCATATACAATATAACTACAATCTATTTTTCCACCGGAGTTGTTTAATATTTTTATTTTATTATTTTCTATCTTTTGAACATAAAGTTCTTGATGTAAAATATAAGAAGTCAAATGAACTGTGATTGATTTTTCATCAACCAATCCAGTCCAATAATCAGGCAAATTGATTATATTCGAATTTATCAATCTACCACGAGTATAAACTCCATTTTCTGGTCCTTCTAAACAACCGTGCCTTAATCTATATTTTTCCTTTGTTGGATGTGGAATATCAAATAACTTAAATGGTGCCGCAACTCCACCCGCAGCAGTAAACATTCCAAGTATAGTACAAGCACCATTTACAAGCAGTATTCCATTAATTATTTTTGAAGCATTTGTAATATGAGAACCATTATTAAGTTTTACACCATTTGATATATCTGCTCCATTTTTAGTCGCAACACCATTAAAAATAGAAGCACCATTAAAGGTAGAAAGACCAAAAACATTTAAGTTGCCTAAAAGATTTGTAATACCTGTAACTTCTAAAGATACTGGAAGTGCAATTGAAATCGGTGGTCCAATCATACAAGCCGCTCTTGCTACTCCTATTTGAGCGGGCATTCCAATATAAACAGGACCATTCAAAACAGCAGTTCCTGGAAGTAATCTAGAACTAGCAGCCAAAAATGAAGTATCAACTTGCCCGCAAATTAATTTTTCGCCAACATTCGCAATTGTTAAATCAGACATCAGTTACATACAGATTTGAAGAAATCTTTGAATTTTTTAATTGCTGCTAATACTTGTCCCAAAAGTGAAGAAGATGCTGCATCTATACCACTTGAAATTGTAGTTTGAGTATTTGCAGAAATATCAGTATAAGCACCAGCAATATTTACACCTTGTGCCGCTGCGATTGTTGCAGCGCCACTCGATTGGACTTCTACATTTGGGGCACTCATTTTTACAATTTTAGAACCTTGAATTGTTACTTCTCCTTCCGAACCATCTACACCAATAATACGAATATTTTTTGCTTCAAGAATAATAGTTCCATTGATTGCTCTCAAATGAATATCTCCATTTAGAGCATCAATTATTTTTGCTGGTGTTTTATCATCAGCAATTTTATGTCCCACAACTTCTTTTGAAGTTTTATTTACAACAAAATCAGAATTTCCATTCTCGTAAATGATAAGTCCTTGTCCCTTATCAGTAGTACAAGCAATATCTATTTTTCCATTTTTAGCACTATCTGTCCCTGCTTCAATTCTAAATCCTGGAAGTTGTCTAGCAAATGGGTTTCTCATACGCAATCTATTACTGTTTTAATTCCTACTGTTGATATTCTTTTCTGATCTATTAAATCATAAGGTTTATTGATTGAAATATAAGTAGGATAATATTTCATAAGTGGAACAAATGCCGCACCAATACCTGTGTTTGTATTTATAGTAAGATCTGGTGGTTCTTCAAATCCACAAATTGGATTATTTAATGGCGTTACATCTATAATTGCTCCGCTATTTGGTGAAACAATAGGAGTATAAGTATTTTTACCATCAGTAATTTTATCACCAGTTGTATATCCATAACCAGGTGATATGACTATTATTTTTTCAATACAACCAGTTACATCAGTTCTTATACCTGGTGTAATAGGAGGTGTAGATACGGCCTTAATAAGAACCGAGACATATGCCTTTTTATTATCAAGTGTTAAAGTAAATATTGCATTACTAGTAATTATATCTTTATTTGTTTGAATTAATATTTGTGATTTTTGTTGTATAACCTTAAAAGATCCTTTTAATGGAGAATTTGATAAAAGATTTCCATCAATTCCAGTAATTGAATATGAAACCAAAGTATTATCTGGTATTTCTTTTGTATCTAATTTAATTGCAAATGCTTCTCCTGCAGTAACAAAATCACGAGAAGAACTTAAAGAATATTGAGATGATCTGGTAATCGTTTCTTTCTTTTTAATTAAAACATCAACAAACTTACTATAATCATTTAATTTTAATGTAAATAACTCTCGATTATATAAAAGATTATCTTTGGTTTTAATTGGTAATGTAGATGTTTTATTGTTTATAATAAATGATCCAGTCAAATCTTTATCAATTTCTTCTCTACGAACACCACTAATCGTATAATTAATTTTAGTTCCGTCCGTTGCATTATCAGTAATTAAAGAGATCACAAAATCATCTCCTTCCGTAACTACATTTTTAGAAGAAATTAATCTCAAAGATATAAATGATTTGGGGGTATTAGCGCCATCACCAGTAGTACCAATACCAGTACCACCACCAGTAGTACCAATTCCTGGACTAGTACCATCAGGGCCAGTAGTACCAATACCAGTATAATTTCCAGGACAATAACCAAAACCATAATTGGTTACATAAATTGAAGAAACTTTTCCATTTTCGATAATTGCATTTGCTGTTGCGCCATTTCCATATCCACTATTATCTACAATCATTACAGTTGGTTCTACTGTATATCCAAATCCACCATTAGATACTTCAACTGAAAAAATTGAACCATTTGAACCAACAACAGGAACTGCATTTGCACCAATACCATCACCAACAATTCTTACAATTGGCGGAATACAATTTGGATATCTCACTCCAGGAGGTAATGGAATAATATCATTTTGAGATGTTGGATTTGATACTTTTTGATTACAGTTGTTATATAATGAATTAAATCTTCCATTAATACCACCATAAAGTGGAGTTTCGCCAATTGCTGCTTCAATAGAACCTAAACCATCACTAATTCCATTCAATATATTTACATTTGAAACCATTTTTTGCCAATCATCAGCATCCTTTTCGTTTGGTCCAAATTTAGCAGCCCAAACACTTGGCGTTTTACAAGCAAGTCCAGTACACTCAAGAAAACTTAAAATTTGTGATGCTAAAGAACTTGCTTGATTTAGAATATTAGAAATTGAAGAAAGACCACCAGTAAGCCAACTAATTCCAGACATAATACCGGAAAGTGCATTTTCAATATCATTCATCAATCTTGAAAGAATACCAGCAGTCAATTGCTCAATTGCACACGCAGGTGCATTAATTGGATTAACTAAATCATTAAAAATATCTTCAAGAAAATTAAGAAGACTAGCAGGAAGTTTTTCTAGAATACAAAAAATTATATCTAAAATTTTCTTCATCGCCTCCAAAATATATACTTGTTGTGGTATTGGAACTATCAATCCAACCAGTTTAGTAAATAATTTAGTAATACATTTAAAAATAGTTCCTCTTAAATTATTAATAATTAATTTTACAATTCCAAGAACTTGACTTGCAGTTTTTTTAATTAAATTTTTAACATTTACGATTTCATTTAATACTGGATCAATAAAAGCGTGTAGATATCTATCAAGACCGTTTGTAACTGAAACAAAATCTTGTATTATTTGTGTAATTTGACCGATTAAATTATTTTCGCATCCATTTGGTCTAGTTAAAGTAATGTCTGCTTTTTTTTCTACCGCCAAAGTAGATGCAGCAGGTATTCCCGGTTTAATACCTGCGATCTTATCACCATATTGTGGTGTTGCTGAAACATTTGTAGTAAATGAACTTGAAAATCCAAAATCAGAATTAAAAGCAATATTTGTTATATCTTTTTGCGAAAGAGGAGAAGTTTCTACATCTCCTAAATTTTTTGAATTTCTACTATCTCTTTGTGATGGTTTAACTAAATTGCCAGGATGACCGGTGAAGGGTTTAAATCTTGAACTTTTTTCTTTTGCTATAACATCTTCTGTTTGTAAATTTTTAGTTCCTTCACTACGATAAAGCAATCCAAAAATTACTGGTTGTTGTCCGTCATCTCCATCCAAGAAAAATCCAAAACAAGTTTCACCACCTCTTAAATGTATAGTTCCTCCTATTCCTCCCTGCGAACTTCCAAAAGAAGGATCTAATAGTATTTGTGCCCAAGGTAAATCTTCATCAGGAAGAATATTTCCATCAAAAGAATGATATCCAATAATTCTAACTTTACATCTTGCTCCCCAAGTTCCTTCAACAGATATTTCAGATTTTTCCGCCCAAACAGATGTATGTGCTACTTGACCAATCCACCAAGTAAAACCATCTTTTCCAATATAATTAGATTTTAAAAGTGCCTCTTCAATCATTTTTATTTAAAATATATTATTAGATCCATATAGACCATAACTATCACGAATTAATCTTAAACTAGTAATCATTTGTCCTCCTTCAAAATGATGTCTTAATCCTTTAATCAAATAGTTTCCACTTTGTTCGTCGTCATTTTCTTTATTATCTGTGCTATCTATTCTTGGTAACATTACATTAATAATAGTTCCAATTTTCAAAGAAACATTACAAGGTACAACCATATTTAGTGCTTGTGTAAACAAAATATTATATCTTGAATATGACTTAGCCATATCGGCACCACTTCTTAATTTATTAGAAATTGAACCATTACTATTTAATGCACCTCGATCTGAAACACGAACCATAATGCGGCTAATACTATCACCAAATTCATCAGAAACTGCAATATTATTATTTCCTAATTTATTTCCAATTTCATCCTTTAGTACATATTTGTATATATCCAAACTGTTTGAATATAAGTCATAAAAATAACTTTTGTTTGCATACATACCAACTCGTAATGCTTTCATCAAATCTTGATTTTTTTCAAATCCATAATTTAAGATTTTAAATTCGTTTGCTTGAGTATTATTTTCTATAACTTGTGTATAAGTATAAGTTATTATTTTTTCTTTATCTGCACTTTGATTTTGTATTTGAGTATTTGAAACTAAACTATCAATACTTCTATAATTAAATCCATCTTTGTTTTCATAAAATAAAAATCCAGCAGTTCCCTTTGCATCTGCATATTCTCCTTCACCAGATGTTCCACCTCCACCTGATGTTGTAGGTACGGATTTTGGTCCCAACCAAGTTAAAATGTGAAATGGTTTTTTGTTATTTGAAATAAAAGAATAACTATTTGATGTTACTTCTATATTTTTATTATCAAATTTTTTTGTATTTAAAACATTTTTTAGTATATCTTTTACGTGTATATCAATTGTTGCATCATTATATTTTTTTTCGCATCTTGATGTTTCATTTGAAAGTGCTTCAAGTGAAACCATATGTAAAGTGAAAGTTTCATTTTGTGTTTGTGCGTCTAAACCAGTTACTTTAGTTACATATAATGCATTATCGCCATCTAATAAAAATTCCCCAAATGCAGTATCGACACTAATTGCAACCTTTTCACCACCACGGATTGGAAGAATATTAAACAACGAAGAAGAATTTGTTATTTGTGCGATTGCGGTTATACAAGGAGATAATAAATCTTCAAAATAATCAAAAAACAATAGTGAGTTAGTTATATCAACTTTATTTTTACCATCTAATGATTGTATACCAAAATAATTTGGTCTAAATGCGCCGACTGCGATAGACATTATGATCCAGAAAGAGTAGTAAGTAATAATGTTTTGACTAAACTATTTACCACCTGACCTTCACTTGGTCCAGGAAGAATTACAGTTCCGCCTCCTCCGCCACCACCAACAGGAATATATACTGGTTTTTGTTGTTGCCCGCCTCCACCACCTTGACCTCCTCCCATCAGTATAGGCATTACAGTTACACTTGATTGTTGTTGATTGTATATTGGATATTGTTGTATTGATCGTTGTGGTGGCGCAACAGTAGGTGCAACAGTAGGTGCAACAGTAGGGGTAACAGTAGGTGCAACTCTTCCCATATTTTGTGCGAATTTTGATATTTCTTTTGTTCCAGCGCCAACTACTCTTTGCCCAGGAACATCCTGCATAGATCCACCTGCAATCCTTACCGCATTACTATCACCGATAATTTTTGCATTTTTTCCATATTTTTCCCTAATTCTTGATGCTTCGCTCATTTGTAAGTGTAGAGGATCGTTTTGATCGTATTTTCCTTTTTCTATAGTTGCACCAGAAGCAGTTGCAGCTTCTTGTACTGATTTTGATACTCCTGCAAATTTGCCACTTTCATTTGGAGGAACTACAACAACATTATATCCCTTTGCTTGCAGTTCTTTGATTGCTTTTGTAATTCCAGCTGCACCAGATTTAGGATCAGCGTAATCGTTAGTACCAGCAGCTAAAATTACTGTTGGTGCTCCTGATTGTCCCATCATCCCAGATTGAGCATTTACTTTTGGTTTTACTGTAACATTTCCACCAAATCTAAAAATCTTTTTAGCTGCTTGTGTTGGATCAACCTGACCAGAACCAGCAGGGAGATATTCAAAATGCAAATGAGGTCCAGTAGAATTTCCAGAACCAGGAGCACCTGCTGCTCCACCAGTATTTCCAATTACTTGTCCTGCTTCTACATTTTTACCAACTCCAACATTAATTTTACTCATATGAGCATATCTACTCAACGAACCATCTTTATGTTTAATTTCAATTAATGCTCCCCATCCACCTGGATCATAATTCATATTTGCAACCGTTACTGTCCCAGATTGTATTAAACTAATTGGAGTTCCAGATGGCTTAGTATAATCATTTCCATTATGCATTTTTCCATCTCTCATTCCAAATGGAGAATATGGAGTTCCGGGAGATTCTCCACCAGTTGCAGTTACATCTTGAAGGTCTTGTCCCGTTGAGGTTGTATCTGTTCCAGTATCAATTGGTTTTGTATATGGCTCATAATTCATCTGCGATTGATTTGTTGTTTGATCTGCTCCTTGTTGAGAAACACTCCCAAATAACCCAAAAGAAACACCTTGTTCAAACTTACTTACAGCAGAACTAAATTTGCTTACCATATCACCAAAATTACTACTACCAGATGCTGCTCCTTTTTGTTTTACTTCTTGTTTTTTTAATCTTTCGTCTAATTTTTTCTTTATAGAACTTCCGCCTTCATATACTCTATCAGCAGCATAACCACCTAAAAATCCACCAGCCATACTTCCAAGTACAAATCCAACTCCAGGTATTGGAATAAGTGTCTGACCTATTACACCACCAAGTAAACTTCCAGCAAGAGAACCGCCAGCACCTGCTGCTGCTTTTCCTACACTTTCCCCTTCTTGCAATCCAGTCGCAAAATCAAGTCCAGCGAATAAAGCATTTACAACTCCTACTGCTCTTATTCCACCAAGTTTTAATTTTGAACCTCTCACTACTGGTTTTGGTACTTTTATTTTTTTTGGTAATCTTCCTGGTTTTCCTGTTTTTCCTTTTGATGGAAACATATTTCCCAAGAAACCAGCAACATCAAGTGCTCCACTTGCAAGTGATCTTAATAATCCACCAGGTGCTCCAAATGATGATGCAATATTTAAATTTGCAAGTTCTTTTATTTTTTTCTTTTCTGGAAGTTTAAGTTTTTCAAGTTCGACAGTTTTGAATTGCAAAAATTGATTAAACTGGACTAATTCTTTTTGTACCTTAGGTAAAGTTTTTGTTCCTTTTGCAAAAAGAACAATATTATTAGAAGCAGAAACAAGTGGCGAAGAAAGTAATTTAGCCATTATCCGTCCACAATATTATAAACCATTCTTGAATAAAGAACTAAAAAGTTATCAGTATTTGTAGCAGATAGAAATGGAACACTAGGGCCAGATTGTGGTGTTGGAGATGGAGCAGAAATACCCCCACCGCCTGGTGATTGTTGTGCCTGTTGCTCACCACCACCACTCATATCAATAGGAAGATAGTTCACTTGAGGTTTTTGTTGTGCTGGTTGAGAGACAGTTGATACTCTTTGTGCTACTTGTGCTTGTGCTGATGGTGCTGCTTGTGCTTGTGCTGGTGGTGCTGATGATGCCTGTACTGCTGGTTGTGCTACGAATCCTTCCTTTTTAATTTTTTCTAGATTTTTTTGATACACCTGAAGTGTAGATCCAGCTGTATTTTTTGATTGACCATGAAATTGAGTAAAACTCGCCCATTCTTGACCAAGAAGATCAATATCTTTTTTACTTAAAGGTTTTGTTGGGTCAATCCCTCTTCCTCTTGCAAGTGTAAGAATTATTTCATTTTGAACTTCTGGACTAAATTTTTGATCTCTATTGAATTTTCTAGAGTCAAGTAATCCTTTGAGTGTATCTGGCATTAGTTGTGGAGCACCGGTTGCACTAGAATTATATTTGTCCTTTGCATAAGGAATAACTCCACCACCCAATCTATTAGGAATACGATCACTACCTCCCAATTTTGATGCATCATACACTTCCCCCAATGTCATTTCAGTCAATTTTGGAACTTTTTTCCCTCCGTATACAGTAGTGTAATCAGCTCCCTCTTGTTGCATTACAGTTTGCACTAATGCCATTTCTTCTGCTGTTTTTGTTCCACCAGGAGAAGCTTGGATATTACTATCAGGAGCACCAGGAGCACCACCAGGAGTTGCCTTTGGTTTTTCTATATTTCCAGCACTTCCGCCACCACCCCCAGAAGACCCAGACGTTTTCTTACCAGAACTACCTTTAACTAAACTATCAATTGCTTTTGAAAATCTATCAATAACAGCAGTCAACCCATCAAGTAAATTTCCAGGTATTTCTGGAGCAGGACTTCCAGGTTGAACTGCATCACTTCCCGAAAGAGCATTTGTTGCAGCAGCACCAGCAGCACCCAATCCAAGAGCACCAGCGCCAAGAGCAAGCATTTTGCCTCCTCTCATTCTTCTGTTAAGTCCTCTTGGCGCTGTTTTTTTCAATCCACCACCAGGAACATCAACATCAAGATTGATGCCCCCGCCACCAGATGGACTTGCTTTTGGAAGATTTGATAATTGTTTTACAATTTTAATAATTACTTGACGAATAAGTTTTGCAACTTCAAAACTGTCGGTAAATGATTTTTGAAGTGCTTTTAAATTATCTCTTAAACCTTCTACAAATTTTCTTTTTCCAAAAAATTGAATAAATCCTATTACATCTCTATAAAGACCTAAAATCTTTTGAAGTATGCCTGTTGGTTTTGCTTCATCTACTTTTTTAATTCGGTCTTGATAATCTTTTGAAAAATTACCAATAGATTTACTAATAACATTTGTAACTGAATTATTAATTGTTTGTGCTTGATTATTAAAATTACTAACTACTCCAGTAGATATTGACTTTACAATACTACTAACATCTACTGGTGATGGTTGAACTCCTGCTCTTTGAAAATTAACAATCTTATTTGCTGCTGATCCAAGTACACCTGCACCTACAGAAGAACCACCAGAAATAAAATTCTGCGCTCTTAAAGGATTGGACTTCTTTTTTCCTGTAATAACTTCGGGATTAATAACAGAACTAAGAGCCATTTGATTGTTGTTGTTTGAGATTTTCTTCTTCTATATGTTGTTGCAATAATGTAACATAAATGTCTCTCTCCCAAGGAATTAGATTTTCTATTTCCGTCAAAGAATATTTATGATACTGCATCAAAGCAAAGTTAAGCCTAAAATATGACTCCAATTCCATATGAGCCATAATCAGCCGAAAAAACTGGTTAATCCCTCCAACGTAACTTCGCTTTCTACTTTTGTATTTGGATTAGTTACTTTGATAGTATGTGCAAGTTTCGGCATTGTTTCAAAGAATGTTTCGATTTCTTTGAATTGCTGTGCCGTTAAAGTTTCAATCCAATCCTTTAATTCTTTTGCTGTACAATCTGCTGCTGCCCAGCTATCTTCTTGTGAAAACACTATATCAATACAAGATGAAATAATATCAAAAGATTTATCAATATTTGAAATTGTTTTTTCTTCACTAAAATCAAAGTTGGATTTAATAAATTGTTCTAATGAAGGATATTTCATTCTTAAAGTCAATTTATCATCAAGACGAATATCAGTTGTGTGCTTTTCATTTCTTTGAACTTGTATTTCATCAATATAAATTTTTACAGGAACTTCGGTTACTCCATCATCACTACAAGTAATAATCAAATCAACACTTTCTCCAACAGATTTACCACGAATATTCAAGAAAATATATTCAATATCAAAAGTAGGTAGTTCTTCTACTTTAATTGATCTAGTTAAAATACAATCCTTTAATACTTGCTTAATTGCACTTGTAATCTGTTTTGTATCTTGACTTTCAAGTGCTAAAAGTAATATTTTTTCTTCTTTTACGAGAAATGGACGATATTTAACTGATTTTCCTGTTGATGGTAAAATCAATTCATATTGTGGTGTTGAAATCTTAGGCAGGGTCATTTTATATATCTTCAGTAATGTTATTTATTATTTCCTAGAACCATTATTTTTTTCAATTAGGTATCTTGCATAACTAAAAGAAACTGTCGTTTTTGTAATCGTACTTCCTTCATAAGATAATGGAAGTGCTGTAATATTTGTAGGAAATGAGTCGATCATTCTATAAGTTATTGTGGGTTGTGTAATTGTTGGACCACCTGGTTCATTTGGGTTTTCCAAAAAGTCCCTTTCAAATTTAGTTACAGAAATAATTCTTTTATAAGTATCTGGATATTTAAATCTAAAAAAATCTTGACTATCTTTTGCATTTCCTTGTCCGGTTGCATCTGCAGAAACAATACCAGATGAATTATAAATTGGATTAATATAATTCATCCATTCTTCAAATAAACGAATTATTTTATAATCATAATCAACATAAAAAGTCATCGTAAAATCTGGATATATTCTTCTTGTTGGAAATCTTTCTATAATTCCTTGACGGCTTCCACTTTCTTCAGCCATATCAAATGTTGCACCAGGAAGTGCAGTTTCGCTACAAAAAAAATCAAATGTATTTGCGGTTCTTACATCATTAGTTAATCCACAAGTCGATAACCAACCCATCAAATCCCTATCATAATTAGTAAGATGAAGAGATACTTTAAATTGACTTGTAACTGAAAGTTTTCCAAATATATCCCTTGCACCTGGAAGTGACCCATCCGGTGATGGGGTAGTCATTCTAATGTATAATGGACCTATATCTGGTTTTCCTTTTTTTGGAGCAGTAGCCATCTAAATATGTTGATGGAATTGTTATATTATATGTATGTCTGCAAATAAAAATTACAAACAGGGAAAGTTCAAACCAAAGCATCCAGAAAAATATAATGGAGACCCAACAAATATTATATACCGCAGTTCTTATGAACTCAAAATGTTTCATTATTGTGATTTGACTGAAAATATAATTTCATATCAAAGTGAAGAATTTTGGGTTCCTTATGTATCACCAGTAGACAAAAAAGTACATAGATATTTTCCAGATATGAAACTGAAATATAAAGATAAAGACGGAAATATAAGAATAGTAGTTGTAGAAATTAAACCAGCTAAAGATTTAAAAGAACCACCCACAAATCCACCAAACCGAACAAAATCTTGGGCATATGCAGTTAAAACTTGGGTAGTAAATCAAGCAAAATGGGAAGCTTGTCGTGAATATTGTAAAGATAGAAACTGGGAATTTCGTATTTTTACCGAACGTGATTTGGGCATTCAAATATGATTGCCGATAAAATACTTAAAGAAGCAGGTAAAAAATTTCGTTCTGCATCTTGGTATACGAATGCCTTGATGAATGAACTATCAAATCAAGAAAAAGATATAAATCAAATTGATACTGATTTTATTATTCCTGGTGATTTGGTGTTTTTTATGTATTCTGCAAAATATCCACAAAAATATCTATTCTGGGATAGACAACCATTAACTTATATTATAAATGTAAATCCAAGACAAGGATTATTTTTTGGTTCCAATCTTCATTACCTAAATCCACAATATCGTGGAGGTGTTGTTGCTTCATATATAAATAAAGCAGGAAACGTGAATGCACCAAGAAAAACATTACATAATTATCTTTTTTCTGGTGTGAGTAGTAATTTTTTCAAGGTCCCTGAAAGTGAGTGGAGAGAAGTATCTTTACTTCCAACCGAAAGATTTGTTGATAAAAGAGGACAACCAGTATTCAAATCCAGAGTTTGGGATTATCCAGATAACCAATCGGCACCATAAATGGCTGAAAAAGCAGTAAGTAATGACTTTCACCCAATACCACAAACTCCACTTTCGGATAAAAAAGTACAGCTTACTTATGACCCAACTAATGGAAATACAAAGCTTTATGAGATAGTTACTGTTGGTGGCGTCCAAACAGGAAAAACCGAGATTTATACAAATGGAGTATGGAGTATTACTGGAATTGGTATAATATCAGACCCAAAACAAAGAATAACAGTACACGATAAAGTAATTAATTCAATTACAAATGCAAAAAATATAAGTGGAACTGGTATTCTTCCTGGGTTTATAGTAAATAAAGCAGGTTCACAAGATACTGGGATAGGAGGAGTAATATCACCAACTGGACCACAAGGTATTATCCCAATAATTGGATCTATAATTGGAGCACTTACGGACCCAATCGGTGCATTGACACCCTTTGATGTTTCTGGAACTGCTTTCAATGATGTAAATGAAAAAAGATTATTTGGTAATCCAAAACTTCTCATATATCCAATTGATATGATTGCATCACAACAAGATAGATTGGAAATTTCACAATTTAGATATAAACCAACAGGAGCAGAAAGTATATTTAAGAACCCAACAAAAGTAATTCAAGAAAATATACAAAGAAATAGTGCATTGTCCGAGTTGATTGGGACAAGCGTTTTACCAATTCCAAATGGCGTGTCTGATGGTAATAATGTTTCTTGGGGAGCAGACCAAATGAATTCATTAACCGCAGGTGCAACTGGAAAGTTAATGAACGATATGGGAGGAACTTTGGGTGCTGGTGTTGGTGGTGGAGCACTTGCTGTTCTTATGCAGGCACTAACAAAAGGGCAAAGCCCAGTAGGACCATTGCAAGCAGCGAAAGGTACTATGGCTGCAAAACTTTTTATCGATGTAGCAGAAGATGCTGAAAAATCTGCTGCTGCAAGGGGTGCCTTTTCTTCTGCTTTTGCTTCACAAGTTCTTAAAATGGCGCAATTTGAAGTATCACCAGAAAGCATTTTAGCAAGAGGTTTTGGTATTATACCAAACTCAAACTTGGAACTTTTATTTAATAGTCCAGAACTTCGTCAATTTTCATTTTCTTATCGTATGAGCCCAAGAAGTAAAGAAGAAGCAAGAAATGTAAAAAGAATTATTCGTTTTTTCAAGCAAGGTATGGCTCCAAGAAAACAAACCGGTCAAGCAGGTCAAGCATCATTTTTTCTTGGAACACCAAATGTATTTAAACTTAGATACAAAACAGGAAAAGATAAACCCATTTCAGGATTAAATAAATTTAAAGTTTGTGCCTTGACTGGATTTTCTGTAAATTATGCACCAGAAGGAAATTGGGCTGCTTATGATGAAGGACAACCAGTCACTTTAACTATGGCGATGCAATTTTCAGAACTTGAACCAATTTATAATACTGACTATAAAACAGATATATTCAGCACAAGAACTAGTGATTTGGATTCAGTACAAGACGACGATGTAGGTTATTAAAATGGGATACTTCAAAGAACTACCAAATTTACAATATCTTTCTCGTTTGACGAATTCAAATTCAAATGAGAATTATATTACTGTTAAAAATATTTTCAAAAGAGCAGCAATTAGAAGTGATATCATAAATGTTATTACTGCTTTTGTTTATTATCAAATTACAGATAACGAAAGACCAGAACAAGTCGCAAGTAAAGTTTATGAAAATCCAGAACTAGATTGGATAGTTTTACACACAAATAATATCACAAACGTAAGAGAGCAATGGCCATTAAGTAATCAAGATTTATATAATTATATGTTAGATAAATATGGATCTGATGGAAATATAGCAAATATTCATCATTATGAAACTATTCAAATTTTAGATGATTTCAAAAGACTTATAGTTCCCGCAGGATTAAAAGTTGATTCAAATTTTCAAGTTACATACGCAAAAACTGATTATAGTTTAATAACTACAAATCCCACACAACCAATCACAAATTATGAATATGAAGTAAAAATAAATGAAGAAAAAAGACAAATTAGATTAATAAGACCCGAGTATATATCAGTAATGGTAAGCGATTTGAAAAATATTATGAAATATGATCGTTCTTCTAATTACCTTAGTCAATCATCAAAATCAACATATAATCCAAGATTAACTGGAGTATAAAAACTTTACAGACAAAAAAATCCCCCAAAATTTTTCTCGGGGGATAAGGTAATTAAAAGTTAATTTTCGAAATCAACTTTCAGCTAATTTTTGAAAGTATGATAAGGTATCATCTTCATCTTCATCGACAGGACTAGATTTTGAGGACGAAGTAGTTTTTACTGTGGGTTCAAACTCTTCTTCTTCATCAATAGTTTCTGGGTCTTGACGTTTTGTTGCAGTTTTAGTTCCAAGAACAGAATCCAAACGCTTCTTTAAATCCAAATAAGGCTTAAAGTTTTTCTCATCTGTAAATTCATTTAGATCATTAAGTGATTTATAGATGGTTTCTAGTTCATCATCATTATCTAAAAGTGGGCAGGGTTCAGCAAACTCCGACTTATCATAGTTCCAATAACCTTCTACTTTACGAAGTTTCAGTTTGAAGTTTGCACCTTCCCAAAAATCAAATGCATTAATAGGTTTCTCGTCATCAAACTCTGGCTTCATCGCAGCCATAATTTTATCAAATACTTTCTTACCAAACTTATAAAGAAATACCTTACCTTCATTTTCAGGTGCAACAGGGTCTTTTACGACATATATGTTTGCGTAATAAGAAAGTTTACGTTTACGATCACGAACTATATTTTGATTATCTTTACTTCCAGTATTCCATAATTCACGATTTGCTTCACAAACCGGACATTGCCCTTTATTAGTAGTTAAACAATTATCAATCAACCAACCACCAGGTCCTTGAAATGCGTGAGACCAAACCTGTGCCCAAGGTAATTCACAACCAGAAGGAGCAGGAAGAAAACGAATTACAGCAGAACCAGTACCACCTTTATCCATCGCAGGTTTCCAAAAACGATTATCATCTTTAGAACCAGTTTCATTTAGTTTTTCAACTTGTTTGATAAGTTTCTCGGTTAAAGAACCCATCTTTGATTGCTTTTTAAGATCTTGAAAACTCATATATTCTCCGTATTAATTGTATTGGGATATATTGGACCTATTTATTATAGCAGATATACCTTCAATCGTCAAGTGTTTTTTCAAGTCCATTAATAGTTCTTTCCATCATTTTAAAAAAAGAATCAAATCCTTTCTTTTTATCAAATCCAAGAAACTCAACAGAATCGAGCATATTTTCTTTCATTTCTATTGCTTCTGGGTCATCTGAAAGTGAAAGTCTAAAAATAAAAAGTTTTTGTTTTTCTAAAAAGTCTTTCATCAAAATTAAATGTTCTCTTTTTTGTTCATTATCATAAAAAGGAACGTACATCATTTCTTGATAAAGTTTTTTCTGCATATTTTCAAGTTCTTTCATATCGTTTCTAACTAAATCCGAGTCAAAAAACTTACTCATAATATAACCTCTTTAAGTATAGTTTTATACTTTGATACATCAATATTTAGAAAAGGTTTGTATTTAAAAATTCTCAAACTTACATAATTCCAAATTGGGTCAGTAAGTTTTTTATCAAAATCTTTAACAAAATTTAATAATATATCTAATATTGTAATTGTTTCTATGGTAATACTTTTTTGTAAATATTTTTTCAGTATTTCTGGGTGATTTCCAGTTTTACAATCAAATAAAGATTCAAAGTTTTTTTTATTCATAAAACTTTCAGTTTCAGATTTAAACAAATAAGACAAGCTTTGTGTCTTCTTTAACCATTCCTTATACACATCTTCACCTTCACGGATAATATCTCCTATCCAAAGTCGTTCTGGGTCATTACAGTCTACAAAATTTGCTACAAAATATGCTTTGATTTCTTCGTCTTTTTTTTGCCTCGAAATTCTTTCGAAAAAATATCGATCTTTTCTTTTATAAAAACTTTCTTTTGATGCACGACTTCTTCCACAATACTTATGATAATCGTAGGTTTTTTTTGTAAAGTGATTTTTAAATGCTAAGTAAGTTTTATATACTTCAAAATCAGTCACAGAGGCAGTTTTGCTTTTGTAGTTTTCTTTAAAAAATTAAGTTCAATAGCATCGCACTTAATTTTTTCTTTAAGTGGTTTTGAAACAAGTTTTGATATTGTATCAAGTTCAATATTTTGAACTTCGCAATATGTTACAATTGCATCAATATAATTGACCTGTGTGTTTTTTACAATATCTTCAATTTCTTGTGCGAACTTTTGCGGACACAAAAATTTAGCATTTAATTCTTCTTTAATTTCTTCATTCATAGGTTTGAAGTTTATCTCTAACAAATTCTCTAATATATTTGATGAGTAATTTGATATACTTTTCTTTGTCGTATTCTTCATAAACAACACATTCTCCATTTTCACAAGCCATAATAATGACTAACTTCTTTACCATTATACCAGTAAGTTCATATAACATGCAACTATATGCTACACACTGTACGAAATAATGCTCAATCCATTCTTTTGGTTTTGGTTTTGCAGAAGTCTTAAAGTCAATAACAGCCAATTCGCCATTATATTCTGCTATACAATCAACTGTTCCGGCAATTCCAAGAACTTTACTGTATAATGATTTTTCAAGAGCATGAATATTATTTATATTATTTAATTCTGGTTTAGCAATCTTAAATAAAAATTGCGATAAAGGTTGAACTTCTGGAAGTTCTGAAATATTATGCAGATAATTTTCTACCAATGTATGCATATCAGTTCCACGACTGGTTGCTGCTTTGGTAATCTTATCTGCTGCTGCTTCGCCAATTTTCTTTCTCCAATTAATAAAAATCTGACGATTAATATAACTAGTAACAGAGGTAATAGAAACAAGACGATGCAAAACATCATCTTCTGGTACTTTATAATATCTTACACTATCAATCGTTTCCCTTTCTAATTCGGGAAGTTTTATATCAAGATGATTAAAATTCACATTCCTACTTCCAATTTTGCGAGTATGTACTCTTTAACAATTCCTGAGCGAACAATATCATCAACTCCAAACTCAACAATATCAAAGGAAGACATTTTTTTCAAAATATTCATAAAATCAATAATACCATTTCGTTCATTTGTTTTTAATAAATCACTTTGTGATGCATCACCACAGAACATAATCTTTGTATTTTCTCCAACTCTTGTAATAATAGAGTCCATTTCGTGAAATGAGAGATTTGAAAATTCATCTACAATGATAATACAATTATCAAGAGTTGTTCCACGAATAAAAGAAGTGCTCCAAAAACTAATTGTTTCTTGTGCTTTTAAATTACCATAAAGCATTTCAAAATCAACATCAGAAGGCATCTGAAACATATATTTTACCATATTTTTGTATGGTATTTGATATAGTGATGATTTATCTTCGTGACTTCCAGGAAGAAATCCAATTTCACGAGTAGGTACAAGAGACCTTACAAGATATATTTTTTCAAAAGGTGTAACCTCTGAAAGTACATCACGTAAAGCATTGTACAATACACAAAATGTTTTTCCAGTTCCAGCAGTACCATAAGCAACCAAATGTTTACCTTCTGCATAAGATGTAAATAATCTTTTTTGATTTTCAGTTAATGGTTCAATATCTAAAAGTAATTCCGAACCAATTGGTTTTCTTCTTTTTGCTTGTTTTGCGGTCATACCAACCCCGATAGGTTGATTGTCGTTGCCTCTTCTTTTTCTAGCCATAAATTTTTATAGAGTTTTAATATTTGAGCCTGGCATTTTTTTTGCACGATGCAATACATCGTTCCATCCTGGATGTGACTTCTTTAATTTACTTTGCCAATCTCCTACTTCTCCAACACCGGCAACACCAGCAGACCAATCCTTATCCCAATCTTTATTCTCATCTCTCCACTGACCATACTCAAGCATAGTCATAGAAAGTTCTTTTGTTTCACCAGTTTCTTTGTGTTTAACGGGATATGTTGGCATTTTATAAAATAATATACGAAAGTATTTAGAATAACAGTGAAGGTGGTTCTTTACAAGCCCAATCAAGTGCTGATGCAATAGTTGGAAATTCATCCACAAAAATACACTTACATTTCTCTGCAATTTCCTTGTGCTCTGCCTGGGTTCCGTGAGCACTACGAAGGTCTATGTAATGTATCCAGGACCTTATACTCCCACTCATATAAAGACGTGTCTGGGTTGCCTGTGGAAGCACGAAGCGAGCACATTCCTTTGCGACACCGGCATCCAACATTCCCTGATAAAGTAAAATTGCTTCCTTGAAATGGTCTTCAATTCGGGTCTGAAAATAAGCACTCAAATCTTCCGGTAAATCATCGGTTGAGTTCTGACGATTTTTAGTATCCTGCCTTCGCAATTCTGGAACTGGAAGTTCTAATTGTAGTTCTGTGCTGTCGGCATATCTCTGTGAGAACTGCTGAAAAGTGAAACTACGATGACGAAGAATTTGTGTCGCAATCGCAAGTGAAGTATTGATTTCTAGTGTTACAAATGCGTGTTCAAAAATACTCCAATGTTGATTTTTGATACAATACTTTAGTAATCCTTCAAAACCCTGATTACTTTGATTTTTTGGATTACTTACTCTTGCACAATAAGCAATATGTTGTTCTGCTTCTGGTGTGACTCTAATCAGTCTAACTGTCGGGGTTTTCATAATTACCAAAACCTTTTTTCTTTTTGTTATATTTTTTACGGGCAAGTAAAAGCACTGCATTATCAAGTGCTTTTTTCATATAGATAATTTCCTCTGCACTATAAAGACTTGGATTATCCAATGCTTTTTTTACCAGACGAATAGTTTCTTTATATCTCATCAGTCTTCCTCATCTTCAAAAACTTCATCATAGTCGTCCACATCACCAATTCGTGATGAAGAATTACTATAATCATAAGCTCCCGGATCAGAATACACTTCTGCTTTGAGTGTTTCTGTTAAAAGTTCAAGGTTTTTAATTATGAGTTTGAGTTTATCTCTATTCATAGGTTTTAGTTGTGTTCCTTTTAATTATAGCATAAAAAAAGAGGGGCATCAACCCCTCTCATCTTTTATTAAACTAAAATGTCTTTACATATTCGTTTACACGACTGCGTATCGTCATCACACTCAATTAAACAACTAAAATAATCATCTATCAAATCATTTTGCTCACTGGGTTCGGTTAAGTGTTTCCATCCATTTAACTGATTATAAGAAATTAGATTGTTCATAAAATCCTCCTAAAAATCTATATCACATTTTTATTTATATGATTTGTTAGGATATCAACACAAAAGTTTAATATTTGATAATTTCAAAGACACCATCTTTTTCTACAAGTGCAGAACAAGTATCTGTCCAATCTCCAGCACACATATAAGTCGTTCCTTGATACTCACGAATATTTGCATGATGAATATGTCCGGCAATCACACCATCATATTCTCCAATTTTTCTTACGTGATGTATCAAATCCATTTCATACTTATCAATAAACTTTTTACCTCTTGGAATTGATTTGAGAAAATTAATCAAAGAAAAACCAA